GACGGCCAGCTAGATCACGCAAACTATCGCTATCGGTGGGTCAACGACACGCCGGGCAACGTCTCGCAGCTTACAGCCCGTGAATGGGAGCTGGTGCCAAGCGAGGAAATCGGCGGGCAGGAAGTCGCCCGTCACGCAGGCACCGACCCGAAGGGGAAGGGAATGCAGACCGTGCTGATGCGCAAGTTCAGGCCGTGGTTCGAAGAAGACGCCGCCGCTGCGCTGACGCTGCACAAGAAGAACATGGCCGACATGATGCGCGGCGCGAGCGACGTCCAGCGCGCTCCTGACTCCGATGGGCATGAATACGCTCTCAAAACCAACCGTGTCGAAGACGTGGCAAGCCGCCCTGTGCGCAACCCGGACTTCGGATAACCCCCTCAATCAAGGACAATTCAAATGCCTAACGTCAACTCGGCGTTTGGCTTGCGCCCCGTGCGAAATCTTGGTGGGGCGCCGTACAACGGCGCTTGCAACACCTACGTCGCACTCGCAAGCTACGCCACAAACATGTTCATCGGTGACCCGGTTGTGGTCACGGGAACGTCCGTAGCCGGCACGTCCGGCGGTTCCTACCAGGTCGTCAACGTGGCCACGGCAGGCGCAACGAACCAGATCACCGGCGTCATCGTGGGCTTTGGTCCGACGCCTTCCATCGTGCAGAACGGTTACGGCCTCGCCTCCACGCTTCGTGAGGTCTACGTTGCTGATGATCCGACGCTCCTGTTCGAAATCCAGGAAGACAGCGTTGGCGGCGACATTGCTCTGGTATCGGCCGGCCTGAATGCCAACCTCGTTTCGGGCACGGGTTCGACTGCTACCAAGAAGTCCGGCTGGATGCTGGATTCTTCGACGGTGGCGGCTGACGCGACGTTCCAACTCACGGTTCGCCGTGCGATTGACCGTCCCGACAACGTCACGCCCGACACGAACGCCAAGTTCCTCGTGTCCATCAACCTCCATACCAATCGGTATGGCGCAGTAGCGGGGCTGTAAACCATGACGGTGATCACACGTTCCGCCCACCCGTCAGCGCTCTGGCCTGGCGTAAAGGCATTTTTCGGGAAGACCTACAAGGAAATCCCGATGCAGTGCGACATGATCTTCACCGAGGAAAGCTCGGAGAAGGCATACGAAGAAATCGTCGAATCCACCTCGTTCGGCTATGCGTCGATCAAGAAGGAAGGTCAGGCGATTGCCTACGACTCGGATTCCGAAGGCTACAAGAACCGTGCAACGCACGCGGTCTACGGCCTCGGGTTCATCGTGACGCGCGAGGAAAAGGAAGACAACCAGTATGAAGCCAAGGGCAAGTCCCGTGCGCGTTCGCTGGCCTATTCCATGCGCCAGACCAAGGAAGTGATCCACGCCGGCATCTTCAACACGGCGTTCAGCACGACCTACGGCGACGGCGCGGCGCTTTGCTCGACGGCTCACCCGACGCTGGCGGGCAACAAGGCCAACAAGCTGGCCGTGGATGCAGAACTTTCGGAAGCGGCGTTGGAAGACGCCCAGATCGAACTGTTCCTGTTCACGAACAGCCGTGGCCTGCGCATCAACGTCAGCCCGAAGCGGCTGATCGTTCCTCCGCAGCTCTCGTTTGTCGCAAAGCGCCTCCTGTCGTCTGACAAGCAGCCCGGCACGGCAAACAACGACATCAACGCCACGAAGGCCATGGGCCTGATCAGCGAAGATTTCGTCAACTACCGTTACCTGACCAGCCCAACTGCGTGGTTCCTGCAAACGGATGTGCCGCAAGGCTTCACCCGCTACCAGCGGCGCGCGATGGAGCTTCAGCAGGACAACGACTTCGACACCGAGAACGCCAAGGCCAAGGCGACCGAGCGCTATGTTGCGACGGTCAACGACTGGCGTGCGGTCTGGGGTTCGGACGGCGCTGCCTGATGGCTCAGGATTTCACCGGCAATGATTATCTCAGCGGACAGCCCTACGGGATCTGTGACCGCTGCGGTGAAAAGCACCGGCTGAAATCGCTGCGCAAGGAATGGACTAACCTCAAAGTGTGCGGGCCGTGCTTCGACCCACGGCCCGCGCAACTCGACCCGCCGCAGATCGATCCGAACGAAGGCAAGCCGCTGCCCGACAGCAGGCCCCAAGTCCTGATGGAAGCGACGGATGAACAAGCAGATTGGGACCCGGCGTCAGGTAGATCATGAGCATTACGTGGACCCTCACCGCAGGCGGTCTCGTCATCGAGGCGGCGCAGCGCATCCAGATGCTCGGACAGGGCCAGAACTTGTCTGCGCACCAGCTTGCGCGGGGCCTCGCGCATCTGAACGCGCTTCTGAAGCTGCTCCAGACGCAAGGCCCGAGCCAGTGGCGGCGCGCGAGCCAGACCGTTGACCTTGTGCAGGCGCAGGCGAGCTACACGCTGAGCCCGAGGCCGGACAGGGTAAGGGATGCGTTCTACCAGGAAGAAAACGGCCGCGAGCTGATCATGGGCCGCTGGAATTATGACGATTACGAAATGCTGCCCACGAAGACGCAGCAAGGCAGGCCGGTGGTCTACACGATTGACCGCCAGCGGGCGAACACGTCGATTGTGGTGTGGCCCACGCCGGACGCGACTTCGGCGGCGCGCACGATCCGGGTCAGCTATGACCGCGTGATGGAAGACGTGACGGACAGCGCGGGCGAGATTGATGTGCCGCAGGAATGGCTGGACACGGTAGCAGATACCGTAGGCGGACGGCTTGCGGTGGATTTCCGCATCGAGAACCCGAGCGCGCAGGAAGTGAAGCAGAGGGCGCGGGCATCGCTTGCCGAGTTGCTTGGCTCTGACCGCGAAGAATCAATCACCTTTGTTCTAGGAGGCCCCAGATGAGCAAGAAACAGGACACCGCAAAGCCGACGCCGGCACAACTGAAGCTGCTTCGCCGCGCTGTGCGTGAGAAGCTGGGCATCGATACGGCGCTGGCGAAGAAGAAAAAGCCGGTGCTGACCGATCCTGACGAGGAAATGGCGTCCAAGGGCAAGGTGGCGCGCAAGGGCTATGCATCGTCCGTGAGCGGCAATGCCTGATGTGAAATGCCTTCCCGCAAGTCTGGCACATGCGGCCGATCTTGCGGGCCGGTTGTCTCAGTCTGACCGCGAAGAAGTGAGGCAGACCAGCGGCTCTGATCCGGCGCACTCGCTGATGGCCGGTGTGGAGATGTCGCGGATGCGGACTGCCTTGGTGCAGGACAACCGTACGCTGGCGATCTGGGGCTTCATGGACGGCGCCGAGGGCGGTGTGCCATGGCTCTTGTCGGCTGAGCCTTCGGAATACTCGTTCAAAGCCAAGCGAAAGCTGCTCCAAGGGTGCCGCAGGGACATAGACCGGGCACTGAAGAAATGGCCGAAACTGAGCAATCGGATGCTTGCCACGAACGTTCACCATCTCCGGCTTTTGGAAAAGCTGGGGTTCCAGATGCGCCCTGACGGCGGGAAATTTGTCCCTTTTGAAATGAGGCGTAGCGATGTGTGATCCGATTATTGGCGCGGCAGTGATCGGGGCCGGGGCAAGCCTTTTTGGCGCGTCCCAGATGTCCAACGCGGCAAACAGCGGGACGGCGGCCCAGACGCAGGCCAACAACCAGGCCATCGCGTTCCAGCGTGAACAGCGTGACATTGCCCAGCAGCAGCTCGCCCCCTATCAAGCGCGCGGCAATGCAGCGTTCGCGCTCATGGCGCCGCACCTTGGCATGGGCGGCGGCGCACCTTCGGCGGCAAACGGACTGGCCCCGCCATCTACCGGCCTCGGCACGAGCCGCGCGGACCAGATGCAGGCGTATTTCCAACAGAACAAGCCTGCGATTGAGGCGTTCTACCGCCAGAACGGCAAGACGTTCGACCGCATGGGCCGGGACTGGATGGCCGCGACGGAGCATTATTTCAACACCGAGGGCTGGAAGAAGGGCGACCGGCTACCGACACCCGGCGCTCCTGCTACGGGCGGGCCTGCCGTACCCGGAACAACCGGAATCGGCGGCGGGGCGATGATGCCGGGCGGTGACGGCCAGCAGATGGCACAGGGCGGCGGCGATATGGCGGAGTACCAGACGCCGGGTCAGGCTCAGGAAGAAGCGTGGAACAAGTACCGGACGGAGACGACGTTCGGGAAGATCGGTGATTTCTACGCGGACAAGGCGGGCAAGGAGTTTGTGGATCTCGCAGGCTCGCAAGGCTCGACGCTCAGCGGGCGTACGGCGCGCGGCATGGCGGAAGTCGCCAATGAAGCCGCGATGGGCAACTTCAATTCGTACATGGGCTATCTCGGCGGCATCAGTGACCAAGGCTATGGCGCAACGACGGGCATTGCCTCTGCCGGACAGAACTTCGCCAACAATGCGAGCCAATTGACACAGGCGAGCGGCGCAGCAGCGGCACAAGGCAAGCTCAACTCTGCCAGCGCATGGCAAAGCGGGCTGTCTGACGTGGCGGGCTGGGGCGGCTGGGCTGCGGGGCAGCTCTACAAGCCGCAGAACAAAGCCGCGTAACGCGAGGGTCCGATGAGCATCTTCCAATCCTTCCAGACCGGCCTTGCCATGGGCCAGCAGCAGCGCAAGGAGCGTGACCGGGACACGGCGCGCGCCTCGGCCTCGGAACTGTTCAAGGCGGGCAACTACGAGGGCGCAGAAACGGGCCTGATGACGGCTGGCCTCTATGACGAGGCGCAAGCATTTGGCAGCGCTGGTGAGCGCCGCAAGGCTGCGGAGAAGCAGAAAACCTACGGCGAGACGTTCAAGACGGGCGGCTGGACCGGGCTTGGCGAAATGGCGGCAGGTCAGGGCGACTTCGAAACAGCGGGCTACGCGCAGGGTCAGGCCCGTGCCAAGACGCTCCAGGATTGGGAAGATCATGACCGCGCCATCACGGTCCAGAAACAGGGCGTGGAGTTCCTTGCGACTTCGGCGGGCCAGCTCAGGAACCTGCCTCTGGAAGCGCGCGGACAGGCCGCTATGGACATCATCGCAAAGAGCCCGTTTGCGGACAATCCGCAGGTCATGCAGGCCGTGCAGCAAGCCGCTGCCGATGGCCGGATCACTGACGAGGAACTGACCCAGTTCGAAGAACAGATGCTGACCTACGCGCAGAAGCTGGAAGGCCAGCGGTGGCAGAAGTCGTTTGATCAGGGCGTGACCGAGAGCCAGCGCAGCTACGACCTGCAAGCCGAACTTGGCCGTGGCGGTCTGGCTATGGACCGGGAGCGGTTGAACATTGCGAAGGATGCTGCACAGGCAGAGGCGACTGCTGCAGATGGCCCTAACGTAGATGACGAAGGCCAGTTCCGCCGCGAATACAACACGATCACGAAAGAGTTCCGTGACGTGCAGTCGGCATTCGGACGCATCCGCGCGACCGACCCAAACACGCCAGCCGGACAGATAAGCCTTGTGTTCCAATACATGAAGATGCTGGACCCTGGCTCAACGGTTCGTGAAGGCGAGTTTGCAACTGCCGAAAATGCGCGCGGCGTGCCGGAGGGTGTGATGAACACCTACAACAAGATCATGGCCGGCAAACGTTTGACCCCTGAACAGGTTGGCGATTTCAAAGCGCAGGCAACTCAGCTCTACGGCCAAGCGCTTGAAAGCTATGATACAACTCGCAAAACCTATGAAGGCATTGCGGGCGAGTATGGTTTTGGCGTGGATCGAACCGTGCCCGACCTCGCAACGATGCGCGATTACAAGCCAAAGACGTTCCTTGAGCGCGGAAAAGGGATGCTGCCTAAAGGCACGCAACCGATCATGCCCACCGGCCTTGAAGAGGCATCTGATGACGACCTCTTCTCCATCCTTGGGGGCCGCTGATGCCAACGCCTGAAGAACGTATTGCAGCAGGCCAAGAACTGCGCCGCCGGGGCAAGCTGTCGCCCCAGCAGGACGCGGCATTGGCCGAGCTTGAAAAGCGTTACACGGCGCCCGCAAGCGCTTCCGGCAAACGTGGCGGCATGGTCACCGAAGGCACAATCAGCCGCGAAGAATACATGCGCCAGCGTGGGCCTGTGAATGAGGCTGCGCCGTCTGCGCCGGATGGCAGCTTGATCCCGATGGCGAGCCAGCCCGTCCAGACGCCGCTCATGAAGCCCGTGGTCAGCGAAGACATTCTGCGCCCCGGCCCTATGGGCATGAACATGGCTGCCACGTCGCAGGCCCTTGAAACACCGCAGGCGCTTCGTTCTGAGAAGATGACAATGGCGCAGTCCGCAGCGCTTGGCGTCAACGACCTCAACCCCGTGCGCCTTGCAACGGGCGACCGTGGTTATGAGGCTGCGATGACGCGCAGCCTTGAAGACAACCCGATTACCACCCGTGTAGGCCAGACAGCGGCGCTGACGGCAGGCGGCGGCGCGCAACTTACGAACCGTGCGCTTGTGTATGCCCCGAAGCTGGTTGCCCCTGCTGTGGCGGCACGTTTTGCCGGAAGCCGAGCCGCTCAGTACCTTGGCCGCGCTGGTGTGCTGGCGGGTACGGGCGCTGCCGACTTCTACGCATACAACGCCCTAGCCGAAGCGCCTAACCAAGCCCGCATGACTGGCGCTCCGAGCCCTACGATGGGCCAGCGGATCGACTACGCCAACAGCCAAGTGTTCACACCGGCTGGACTGATCTCGGCTGGCTTGCCTGTGGCGGGATCGGTCATTGCGCGCGGCGTGCGCGGCGGTATCGCAGCAACCAAGAACCTTGCCACAACCGGATCGGCAACGACGCGCACGCTTCCCGGCGGTGGCACCGCACAAGTCCCTGTAAGCAACCTGTTCACGCCCGCTAGTGTTCAGCGCAGCGTGGCGGCAGGGCAGGCCATCAACGCACAAAGCAAGAGCGCACGCGGGCGCACGGCACGCGAGGAGGCGATTGACCTCCTGATTGCCAAGGGCATCAGCGCGGACGAAACCGAAAAGCTGGTCAAGCTGATCTCGTATGACAACTACACGACCGTCGATGAGATGTTGTTCGAGCTTGCGAATGCTGACATTGACCAGCTTGCAGTTGCCGCTGCCCGTGTTGGCGGCGATGCAAAGAAGACATTCCGGGAGGCATTCAAGGCACGTAATGCCGAGATGCCGGAGCGCATCCGCACGCAGTTGCGGGACGCTATGGCGCTGTCTGGAGACGAACTGGAAGACTTTGCTGCACAGATGGCAGCACGGGCAGACGAGGCCACCGCCGATGGATACACCGCCGCTTACGCACAGCAAATCTCAGACACAACCTGGGGCAAGATGTGGGACCGCCTTAGCGTTTCCCCGGACGCCCGAGAAGCAATCGCAGCCGGAGCCCGCCTCGCCCGAAACAGTTACCGGGGTAACCCGGCTCAGTTGGACGTTGCAAGACAACTTGAGCAACTGGCTAGCGCGCTGGATAGCCCGTCTGCAATCCCGCCCAAACTATCGACACATGCTCTCGATTACCTCGACCGTGGTTTTGGAAGCCTCATTGCCGGTCAGAAAAAGAACAACCAGGCGTTCGCAAGTTCTCTCATCGAAATTCAGAAAGCCCTCCGAGACGCAGGCCTTGACGCAGACACCGGACTAGCCGGGCCGCGTCAGGTTTACTCGCAGTTCAAGGCAGCCGGACGCGCGCTGGAATTTGGCGCCAAGGCCTTCGGTCGCGGGACTTCGCTGAAAGACCTCAAGAAGCAGTTTGCCGCGTCTCTGAAGGACGCTGACGAGGTGTTTGAGGACATCGTGGGCGAAGGCCGCTCCGTTGTAGATCAGGCGCTCATCATGGGCTGGCTGCGCGGCGCTGAGGACGCTATCGAAACGGCAACCAATCCTGGTCAACTGCTTCGGCAGATTTACGGATCGGAGCGTCAGCGCGCTAAATTGCTTGAGATGATGCCGAGCGAGACGGACGTCATGACCAGCGGTGTCAAGGGCGACCAGACGAAGCGCATCAAGGCGCTGGTGGGCAGCGAGCTGGGCAAAGAGGACTACACATTCAATTTTGGGCTTGGGTCCGGTGCGCGGGCAGAAGGTCGCCGCGCTGTGCCCAGCCTGTTTGAACGCCAGCGCACGATGCTGGAAAATCAGGGCAGGGTGAGTGGCAACTCAGTCACGGGAGACGTGACTGAAGCGATTGCCAACCAAGGCGGTTTGCAGCGCGCGGCAGGCCTAATTGCCCAATCGGTGATGAACCCACAGCAGGCGGCGCAGAACGCCGCCCTGTGGGCTGTCCAGCGCGCCACGTTGCCTGCCATCTTCAAGCCGGAAGTCAACCGCGAGCTTGGCCGCATCCTGACCACGCGGGGCCGTGAGCAAATCCTTGAGATTGTCGCTGAAATTCGCGCCCGTCAGGCCGCAACCGGCAAAGGCCCGAAGCCGCCCGCCGCACCAGGCACGCCCCCACGCGGCACACCCCCCTCCGGCTCTCCCGCCCCATCCCCCAACGCACTCGCCCCGCAAGGGCCGATCCGGGCGGCTGGGTTTGGGGGCTTGCAGTCCAAGACTGCTAACCGGGCGGCTTATGATCAAGCTGTTGCCCTTGAGACCTCTGGTGCATCACGCAGGGAAATCTGGGATCAGACCGGCTGGTTCCGTGATGTAGACGGCAACTGGAAATACGAAATTGACAACTCAGCCTCGCGGTTCAAAGCCCAGCCATCGGCTGAAGACGGGCTTCCGACGCGGCCTGATGGCAGCTTGAAAGCCGGTCGTTACAAGCTGGGCGACATCTACGAAAACCAGAACCTTTATGATGCATACCCAGAGCTTTCCGACATCGTTGTAACTGTTAAGTATGGCAAAAGCGGGGGCGCGGCTTTCAACCCAGCAACTCGCTCAGTCGAGGTTGTCATTCCCAAAGGCGGGGATGGTTCTGTGGGCCGTACAGGTATCGCGCACGAAGTTGCGGGCCATGCGATTCAGGCAATCGAGCGGTTCAACGGCGGCAAATCCTTCTACAAGGACGGCCCTCTAAAATACTGGTATTCTGACGGCGAGGTCAGCGCCCGGAACATTGAAACCCGGCTTGATGGCGACAAGACCAAGGCGCCTTGGGAAACGATTGATGTTCCCGAAGACCGGATAGTCGGCAGCAAGCCAATGGCCAGGCCGTCTCCTATTCGTGAGGCTCTTGTGCAAGGTGGCCTTGCCACTGTTGGGCGCGCCAGCTTTGGATATGCTGGCGGGGCTGCGTCTGGCTATGCGGTAGACTATAACGGCGACGGCGTGCTTGACGAAAAAGACCGTCAGATCGGCGCGGCGATAGGTGTTGCCGGACTTGCTGGCGGTCGCCCGATCCAAAAGGCGCTGACGAACCGTGTATTCTCAAAAGCAGCGCAGAGCGGCGCCAACGGCCTCCCCCTCCGAGGCGACCTCGGCAACGCCCTAGCAGGCGCAGGCCTTGGCGCAGCAGGCCCGGCAGACAGCAACGAGGAGCGGCTTCGGAATATTGGGATTGGCTTTGGTGTTGGCCTCGGTGCGCGCCGTGTCGGCAAGGCGTTTGGTGCGGGCGCAGATGATGTGGCGACGGCTGGGGTTCCGGGGGGGCCTCGCAAGCCATCCTTGCCTGATTTCGGCTATGACGAACTGAGCATTGGCAAGGCCTCCGTCGAAGTCACCCGCGTCGGTGACGGAATGACCATCAACCGGATCAAGGTTCCGCAGGATGCGCGCGGGCAGGGCGAGGCGTCGAAAGCGCTGAAAGAAGTACTTCGCCAAGCGGACGAG